AGTGACTCTGCCCCACTCTGCCCCTATACTAATCACATCAACACCAATCAACATTATGACACGCCAATCTCAAGTAGACATGATTCAACTCTTCTCATTCATCGAGAAGAACTTTGGTACTGAAGTCGGTACTGATGCTATTAAAGCAGGTGCTGATCACATCGGGTATTCATATGCCACGGTTGTCAACCGTATGGAACCCTACAAAAGTGGTCGTGGTAAATGGAACCTGACCATTGAAGAAACACGTGAGCAACTTGAAGAAATGGTTCATCAAGAAGTTTTTGTTCCTGTAAAGGATGAGACCTTTGTTCCTTTTGGAAACTTTGCTGATGTGAAAAAGATTATTAAATCAGGTTTGTTTTATCCAGCATTCATTACTGGTATGTCTGGTAATGGTAAAACTCTATCTGTTGAGCAAGCATGTGCTTCTCTAAATAGAGAACTCATTCGTGTAAACATCACCATTGAAACCGACGAGGATGATCTTATTGGTGGTTTCCGTTTGGTTGACGGTAACACTGCTTGGCATAATGGTCCAGTCATCGAAGCTTTGGAACGTGGAGCAGTACTTCTTCTAGATGAGGTTGACCTTGCTAGCAATAAAATTCTATGTCTTCAGTCAATCCTAGAAGGTAAGGGCGTCTTCTTGAAGAAAATCGGTAAGTATGTAAAACCTGCTGCTGGTTTCAATGTATTTGCCACTGCCAACACTAAGGGTAAAGGTTCTGATGATGGACGCTTCATTGGTACTAATATTCTTAATGAAGCATTTCTTGAGCGATTCCCTGTAACTTTTGAGCAGGATTATCCAAGTGCTTCAATTGAATGTAAAATTGTTGAAGGTAATGCTCTTGATCTTGGAATCGAAGATCGTGAATTCTGTAAGAACTTGGTTGATTGGGCAGGAATCATCCGTAAGACATTCTATGATGGCGGTATTGATGAGATCATTTCTACTCGTCGTCTGATCCATATCATTCATGCTTACAGTATCTTCAATGATAAAGCAAAANCAATTAAGGTTTGTCTGAATCGTTTTGATGATGAGACCAAGCANTCATTCTTNGAACTCTATGACAAGGTTGATGCTGATGTCAACATTGAGGTTGACGAATCTGAAAATCTCTGATAGTATGGTGTATGGTTAATTCTTGGTCCCTACTTTACGATGAACTAAACATGAGTGAAAAAACTATTGACATGATTACTTCTACTCCTTGGAAGTACAACGAAAACGAAATTCTACATGAACTTCGTGAATATATTGCTAGCACATACCAGCAGCACTACTCTGCTGGTGATGATAAAATTCAGACACTTGATCTGATTGAAGCATGTGGTGATGGAGAAGCATTCTGCCGATCCAATATCCTCAAGTATGCCTCTCGCTATGATAAGAAAGGCACTGCCCGTCGTGACATTGTAAAGATCCTGCACTATGCAGTTCTTCTCTTACACTTCAACGACAAAAATGCAAACCGTGAAACCTACCCTCAGTAATTATGAAACTATCTGAAAGGACTCTTGCACTCCTTAAGAACTTCTCTAACATCAACAACATGATTTATGTTAAAGAAGGTTCTACACTGAAAACTATTTCAGTCACTCAAAACATTTTTGCTAGGGCAAATGTTCCTGAAGATTTTGCAATGCCCTTTGCCATCTATGATTTACACGAACTCCTTGTTGGTCTTAGTGTATGGCAACAACCTGATCTTGAATTCAACAACACTTCATATCTGACTATTAGTTCAGGACGCTCAAAAGTAAAATACTTTTTGTCTGACCCTGCTGTTGTTCAACCACATCCTCCTGAATCTATTGGATCTCTTGACTATAAATTTGCATTTGATCTGGAAAGAGATGAATTTGAGAATCTGAAGAAACTTGCAGGCATCTACAACCTACCTGATCTTTGTGTAGAAACTAATGCCGAAGGTGAAGTAGCATTAGTTATTAAAGATAAGGAGAATGACACTTCCAACACCGTGATTCACACTGTTGGTCATTCTGACACTCAGTTTTCTTTTCAATTTAAAGTTGAAAACCTTAAGATGATTTCTACTTCATATCATGTAAAACTTGCTACGAAAGCAGCACACTTTGTTGATAATGATTTAGAATATTTTATCGCACTAGAACCTGACTCTTTCTTTGGTTGACATGACTGATCGTAATGAATTTCTTTGGGTTGAAAAGTATCGCCCATCGAAGATTGATGAATGTATTCTACCTCAGAGTACAAAAGAAACTTTTAAAAACTTTGTGAAGAGTGAGCAGATTCCTAATCTGCTTCTTCATGGAACCGCTGGTATCGGTAAAACTACTGTCGCCAAGGCACTTTGTGCTGAACTTGGTGTAACCTATATTGTAATTAATGGATCTGACGAAGGACGCTATCTTGACACAGTACGAAATAAGGTCAAAAATTTTGCATCGACCGTATCACTATCTAGTGACTCCCACCACAAAGTCATCATTGTTGACGAAGCTGACAACACAACCCATGATGTACAACTCGCCTTACGGGCGAACATTGAGACATTTAGCGGTAACTGTAGGTTTATTTTCACCTGTAACTACAAAAATAAACTCATCGAACCCCTCCACTCCAGATGCTCCGTCGTTGACTTCAACATTCCAGGAGCAGAAAAGCGAAATCTTGCAGGATCATTTTTCGACCGTCTCAGGTTTATACTTGAGAAGGAAGGTGTACAATATGATGAGAAGGTTCTCCCCCAAATAATTCTCAAGTTTTTTCCTGACTGGCGTCGTACTCTTAATGAGTGTCAGCGTTATGCAATTGGTGGTGTAATCGACAGTGGTATCCTTGCAAGTTTGTCAAGTATTAAATTTGACCAACTTATAGTTGCACTGAAGAACAAACAGTTTACTACTGCAAAGAAGTGGGTATCGTCTAATTTAGATAATGAACCTTCTCATATCTTTAGGACAATTTACGATAACCTTTACGCAGTATTTGAGGAAAGAACTATTCCTCAAGCAGTATTGATATTAGGAAACTATCAATACAAATCAGCATTCGTTGCTGATCAAGAAATTAATCTTATGTCTGCCCTTACCGAAATCATGATGGAGTGTGAATTCAAATGAAAACAATCAAACAAGTAAAAAACCTCTTTAATACTTTTAACTATAATCATGCAGACATCTGGATGTCTCGCCATAGTTCTGTTATATTTAAAAATGAATCTTCTGAGAATAACTTTGATAACGGAAGGGCACTAGAAGAGATCATTCAATATGCATCTCAATGTATGCTTACACGTGATCCTGGGAAGAATGGATACGATCTTCTTGCACTCGACAATACTACGTATGAATGTAAGAAAGTTATCTTACCTAAAACAACAAATTATGGTAAGACCACATTTGTTATTAAGAATGCTCATCCAAATTCTGATAAACCACCTGTAGTAAAACTTGCAGATTATTATATTCTTGGTGAATATACTAAGAGAATGATTATGGTTGTTGCTAAAGATCGAGTTACGGTAACTACTTCTGCTTCTGTAAAAGATCCAACTCAAAAAACTGATTTTAAGGGAGAATACTATTATGACGATTCTGATGTTGTTTGGGTAGGAGATCCTACAGTTAATGCGGTTGAGTCATGGCAATCTATAAAAGCAAGATTTAGAGATCTTCTTTTTCATGCGGATGAGTTTGCGACTACTGCTATTGCAAAAATGGAATTACATTGATATGGCACTTATTAAAACACCACTTAGATATCCTGGTGGAAAATCCAGGGCAATTAAATTTCTAGAAAAACACATTCCTTCTGAGTTTGACAGGTATATTGAACCGTTTCTAGGAGGCGGTTCTATGGCACTCTATGTAACGCAGATTCGTCCTAGTACTATGATATGGGTCAATGACCTTTATTACCCTGTATACGCCTTCTGGAAGACGCTACAGCATAATGGTATTCGTCTTTCTAACGATCTTCGAGAACTAAAAACAGAACTGGGTGAGAGTGTTAGTGCTCATAAAGAAGCATTTGATAATGCAAAACAACAATTGAATGCTGGCGATCTTTACTCAACAGCGTTTAATTTTTATGTTTTAAACAAATGTTCCTTTAGTGGATTATCTGCTACCTCTTCTTTTAGTAGACAGGCATCACATCAGAACTTTACTTTCAGAGGTATTGATAAGTTGCCTGGTGTTTCCGAGTTGATTCAGTATTGGAAAATTACCAACACTGATTATTCTGAATTTCTATATGATGATAATGCATTTGTATTTTTAGATCCTCCATATGATATTAAAACATCTTTGTATGGAACTAATGGCAATATGCATAAAGGATTTGATCATGTAATGTTTGCATCAAGGTGCTGTCAATCTGAACAAAAATGTATGATTACTTACAACTCAGATCTTTTCGTAAAAGAAAGATTTCCTACATGGAAACAGAAAGAATGGGAACTTACTTACACAATGAGATCTACTGGAACTTATACTAGTGATCAAAAGAAACGTAAAGAACTACTACTTTTAAATTACTAATGAGCAAGTATCAGTATAGTTTGACAGATTATCTTAAATCTATCAATCAAACTAAAGTAAATTTAATGGATGGTGAT